TAACCATAAACCATTAACCAATATAAAACCATTGTCCGATTTTGATATGTTTTGGATTGCATACCCTAAAAAAGTAGGTAAAGAAGCAGCTAGAAAAGCATGGGCTAAAGCTAACCCTAATTTAGCTACAGTTCTTAACGCACTTGAATGGCAAAAAGTTAGCCCACAATGGTTTAAAAATAATGGCCTTTATATTCCTAATCCTAGCACTTGGATTAATCAACATAGGTGGGAAGATGAAAAACAAGAGGAGCAGATATTTTGATAGAAAACGAAAAGCTTGGTTTTAAAGACATGATGAATAGCGTTACAACTATTTATTCAAAGCCTGAACTTGATCGTCAAACATTAAGAATTTGGTGGAGTAAATTAGAGCGTTATGAATTTATGGTGGTATCCAAAGCTTTTGATCGTTATGTCAACAATAATAAATTTATGCCTACCATATCAGACATATTAGATATTTGTAGGTTGCAAGAACCTAAAGAATTTGTAAAAGCATTACCCAGGCACTTTACTGAACAAGAAATACGAAATAACCATGACAGAATGAAACGAGTTGCAAGTGAAATAGCAAATAGACCAACTGCCGATCCTAAAGCATGGGCTAGACGAATATTAAATGATTCAGAAAAAGGAAGATATAAAAATGAAATTGGTATTAAGTTTGCTAAAGAAGCTTTAAGGATTAAATGAATTGTGAATTATGTAATGAAAATCGTGGTCGTTTTAATTTTAATAACGAGTGTTGTTGGGTGCGCTGGCTACGACGTGCTTATAAACCACACGCAAGGTCAATGCTTGAACGATACGAAAAGAAACATGGTCGAGCAGAGATGTTAGAGTTAATTAGAAAGGTAAAACATGAAACGATTTAGTGTAATCATTGAAGTTGAATTGGATGACAAAAAATATAGCGAAGTTGAATCATGGGGTGTAGAGCCTTCTGATTATGTCAACTCTGTTATAACAGATCATGCTAGGGATAGAGGATTTCTTATGAAAACTTCTGTAACCGAAGTAGAAAAAAGTCTATACAATAGATTAAGAATTGCAGCAGATGACTTTATTGGCAAAGATGCAATAGCCGATATTGAAGAAGCTGCGTTAGCTAACGCTAGATGTATTGGCGGAAATTGCGAGGACTAATGTTTAATTATGTAGTGATTGATGACTTTAATGAAGCGATAAGAAAATTTAGAACAAAGCATGAAGCTTTGTTTTATATTTTAAATAAACCTAATCACATCATTAAACGATTACCCAAACAGCCTAAAGAAAATGTATTTGATTTAATTAAAGCTGAACCATTATTTTAGGAGGAAATATGGCGCATGAAGCAGGCAAAGGTGATACATACAGATCAGTAGATCAAAAAAAGTTTGATGAGAACTTTGAAAAAATTTTCGGTCAACGAGTTAAGAATCAAAAATTATCTGAAGCTGATATGTATGAGTATGAGTTGGATAAATCTACAGGGGAGGTTATTCGTGTTACTAAATAACTTTTATGGAGTGAAATTGCCTATTACCACAAAAGATATTGAATTCATAGAAAGACGCAACATTAGAGTTCAATTTCTTAAAAGACAATTAGGCAATAAATATGTATTATTTAATTTAACCACAAAGGAAAATAAAAATGGCTAGTAAAAAATTAATGGATTTGGCAGTAAAGACAGGTGAATATACAAACAAAGAAGGTGCAGTAAAAGGCACTTATGAAAATATTGGCGCAGTTATGGAATCAGATGGCCGTAAGTATATTTTATTGAATAGAACATTTAACCCAGCAGGTTTACCTAATCCTGATAATAGAAGCACAATTATTGTTTCATTGTTTGAACCTAGAGGCAAAGAATCTGCACCTGCGCCTAAAACAAACTTTGATGACATGGAATCAGACATTCCGTTCTAACATGGATGAGTTTGACAGAGCCAGCGAGCTAGAAGAACAATATCGTAATGCTGCAATAAAGCACGTTAGAGATAATGACATGAATTACAAGCACGTTGGCGTTTGTCTAAATTGTGGAGCTAAATCTATAATAAGATTTTGTAATTTAGATTGTCGTGATGATTATGAGAAAAGGACAAAATGAGAACAGAATACCTAGCTAAAACTATCCGTCTTGTTGGAAAGACACAAATAGACACAGCAATTAATGCAATACAAAATGCACCTATTGATTTAGATAAACCTTTAGAAGTTGTTATTCGTGAAGAACAAAAATCAAGATCATTAAATGCAAATGCTTTAATGTGGGCTGGCCCATTAAATGACATTGCTCAACAAGCATGGGTGCATGGCAGACAATATTCAGCTTTAATATGGCACGAATACTTTAAAGAAAAATTCTTACCTGACTTTCCTGATTCTAAATTAGTTAAAGAAGGATATAGAAAATACGAAGAAACTCCTGACGGCAGACGTGTATTAGTTGGATCAACTTCCAAGCTTACTAAATTAGGTTTTAGTAATTACATGGAACAAATATATGCTTATGGTGCAGATTTAGGAGTAAGATTCCGTGAAGCCAATCAAACAGAAGAAGTGTAAAATATGTAAAGCATACTTTACACCCTTAAAACCGCTTCAGTTAGTGTGCCAATGGAAGTGTGCAATTGAATTTGCAAAGAATCAAAAAATTAAAACCGTCAAAAAAGAAGTAAAAGAAGCTAAATTAAAATTAAAAAGCCGATCCGATTGGTTAAAAGAAACTCAAGTAGTATTTAATAAATATATAAGATTAAGGGATCAGAATGACGGTTGTATTAGTTGTGGGTCAACAAGTGCCTCATCATATCATGCAGGCCATTACCGAAGCATTGGAAGTGCAGGACACCTTCGATTTAACGAGCATAACTGCCACAGACAATGCGCAGCCTGTAACACCCATTTATCTGGTAACCTCATCCAATACAGACTCGGACTTATTAGAAAAATTGGAATACAGCTTGTTGAAACACTCGAATCTGATAATGCGACAGTAAAGTGGTCAATAGACGAAATAAAGATACTCAAAGCTCAATTTTCTGCTAAAATAAAAGCTCACGAAGCGAATAAATCGTGAAAATTTAGCTAAATTTAGATTAAAAGGAACTCAAAATGGGTATGAAAGACGCAGAAAAATATACACCAGGTGTATCAGGTGAGAAAATGCCTAAAGGCGTTCTTGCTTCTGACACTTCAGGTGAAAAGAAAGTTGGTTTAAAAGGCGGTGTTGGTATGGGTAAGGCTGATGGACTTGGCTTACGCGAAGCTTCACACGCTGGTAAATACGATGGTCGTTTAGGTGAATTAAAAGGTGGCGCTAGAGAACACGTTGCTTACGATCACAAACGCATAGAACACGAACAAGACGGTATGTAATAAAACGAAATCCCAACCAGCCCTAGCCTGATTGGGAGTTTCTAACCAAATATTAATGGAGGTAATAAGTGGCTGTATTAAATTCTAAAGAAATTTGCAAACATTGTAAATTCTTTTCTTTTGGCGATGTATTAGGAAACTGCCATCGCTATCCTCAATCTTTAAATAAACACGAGAATAATTGGTGCGGTGAATACATCGAAGATCAATCACGCATAACCATTGAATTTGTTAAACATGAGATCAAACTTGATATGAAATCAGATCAAGAATCAAAAGCGAAAGGCAAAAAGAAATGATTAGACCCTTTGCAGACAAGATTTTAGTAAAACCATTAGAGCGTGAAGATAAATCAGCAATCCCTGGCTTTGTTTACGCTGAAGAATACAATACAGGCGTTGTGGTTGCAGTTGGCCCTGGTAAAAAGATTAAAGAAAATAAATATGATATTATGCCTGTATCTGTAGGTGACCGAATTAGATTTGGCACTATGGGTAAAGACGAATATCTTAAATTTCAACCTGTCATGGATAATGGTGAGAAATATCTCATTATGTCATGGCAAGATGTAGCGTTTATAGAGGAAAAGGAATAAAATTATGCCACTAAAAAAATCAACAAGCCCTAAAGCGTTTAAAGAAAACATTAAGGCTGAAGTAAAAGCAGGAAAACCTATTAAGCAGGCAGTTGCAATCGCCTACAGCGAGAAGCGTGAAGCATCTAAAAGTAAGAAAAAGTAATAGTTATTTAAATAATTAAATCAAAAAAAGTGATATATATTACACATTTTAACCAAGGAGCAAATCATGGCCATTAAGTTGGAACTTGAAATCAAAGAAGCAGAATTAGTATTAGCAGGTGTTTATAAACTTCCTATGGAAATTGCAGAACCTTTAGTAGCTAAAATCAAAGGTCAAGCATTACCACAAGTGCAAGAACAATCTACTCCTGTAGAAGTTACTCCAGCAGAACCATTGCCTGAAGAACCACAGGTATAATGCAAATCGAAAAGAGGTTGCTATCGGACTTAATTCCGTATATCAACAACTCTAGGAAACATTCAGACGATCAAGTTACTCAAATAGCGGCTTCGATTAAAGAGTTTGGATGGACTAATCCTATATTAGTTGATGGTGATAACGGAATTATTGCAGGTCATGGTCGTATTATGGCGGCTAAAAAGCTAGGCATGACTGAAGTTCCTGTTATTGAATTAGCACATCTATCCAAAGAGCAACGTAAGGCATTAATCATTGCAGACAATAAACTAGCACTAAACTCGGATTGGGATACAAACCTATTAGCTATTGAGCTAAAAGATTTACAAGATTTAGGCTTTGACCTAAACCTTACAGGTTTTAATGCGGATGAGCTTGCTAACCTATTACTTCCTGAACAAGTGGCTGGATTAACCGACGAGGATGCCGTTCCTGATACGCCTGAAGAGCCTATTTCTAAACTTGGCGACATATACAAGCTTGGCAATCATAGGTTAATGTGTGGCGATAGCACAAGCATTACGGATATGGAATCACTATGTGACGGACAGTTGGTAGATATGTGGCTAACAGACCCACCATATAACGTGGCATACGAAGGCAAAACTAAAGATGCCCTTACTATTCAAAACGATTCTATGGGCAACGACCAATTTAGGCAGTTTTTACGTGATTCTTATGTAACTGCTGATACTGTTATGAAACCTGGAGCTGTATTTTATATATGGCACGCTGATTCAGAAGGATATAACTTTAGAGGCGCAGCACATGACGCTGGATGGAAAATACGTCAATGTCTAATATGGAAAAAATCTACAATGGTTATGGGAAGACAAGATTATCATTGGAAGCATGAACCATGTTTATATGGATGGAAAGAAGGCGCAGGACATTTATGGGCAACGGACAGAAAGCAAACAACTATATTAGAGTTTGATAAACCATCTAGGAATGGTGAACACCCAACTATGAAGCCTGTTGCTTTGTTTGAATACCAAATGCTTAACAATACTAAAGGCAGTGATATTATACTAGACTCCTTTGGCGGAAGCGGCACAACCCTATTGGCAGCAGAAAAGCATGGCCGTAAAGCCTATTTAATGGAATTAGACCCTAAATACTGTGATGTAATAGTTAAACGTTGGGAAGACTTTACTGGCAAAAAAGCGGAGTTAATACAAAATGAGCTATAAAAGATGGTTTATTGTATTTAAGCACGATCAATCGCCATTAGATGAGTGTATATTTACACATAAAGCTAAAGCACAGGCTAAATTGGATACATTAAGCAATAAAAATAAGCTAGATGTGGCTCAATTAGAGTTTACAATAACAAAGATAGTAACATCTTGATTAAAAAGACATTATTTTAAACACTTTACGCCAATAAAAAGATGCTAGAACACGTTCCTACTGATAAGACAAAAGAGCAAGTATTAAGCGCTTCAGGGTTAGGATTGCCTCAACTGCAAATAGCTGCATTGTTAGGCATATCTGATGTCACCTTGCGTAAGCATTACGAGAAAGAATTAGCTGTGGGAAAAGCAACTGCGTCTGCTAACGTGGCTAAATCTTTATACAATAAAGCCCTATCAGGTGACACGACTGCTGCAATATGGTGGACTAAAGCTCAAATGGGTTGGGGTGAAACCAATACGACTAAATTTGGCAATATTGACGGAACGCCATTAGAAGGCATACAAGTTACCTTTGTAAAGTCAGATGGATCAACAACAACTTAAAGATGCTATAGCCAGGGTTCAGTTTCCTTATAAGCTTAATTGTCTATTTGAACCTAAAGAATCACGTTACCGAATATTATATGGTGGCAGAGGCGGTGCAAAGTCTTGGGGTGTTGCAAGAGCTTTATTGATTAAAGGCGCTAAAAAGCCTACTCGTGTATTGTGCGCTAGAGAGTTTATGACATCTATTAAAGACTCGGTGCATAAATTACTATCAGATCAAATCATTGATATGGGTTTAGATGGGTTCTATGAAATAACTCAAAACTCTATTCGTGGAGTAAATGGCACAGAGTTTGCTTTTGTAGGATTAAAGAACAATATTGCTAATGTAAAGTCGTTTGAAGGTATTGACATAGCATGGGTAGAAGAAGCCCAAACTGTATCAAAGACTAGTTGGAATGTATTAATACCAACTATCCGTAAAGAGTTATCAGAAATATGGATAACATTTAACCCTGAATTAGAACAAGATGAAACTTACCAACGCTTTGTAGTTAATCCACCTGAACACGCTG